TAAATTAACAGACTTTTTAGTTAAATCATTTATTTGAGACTGCAACTTTTTAATCTGCTTCTTGTGTTCGTCTTGCACACGTTGATTGTGTCTACGTAGATCACCATACCTTTTTTTGAACGTAAGTTCTTCAGCGTCTAAGGTTTCATTTTCTTCCTCATCTGCTTTTATCTCTTCCTGTTCTTGCGTTAAGGCATTTCGTTGAGCTATCAGATCTTTTAGCTCTGCCTCTTCGTCTATGTCTCTTTTGTATCTCTTTTTGGTATTTACAACGTGTCCTTTAATGTTGGACGTATCTTCAATTTGTTCTTCGATTGCCATTAGTATTCTCCTAGCATCAGGGGCCTCAAGTAGCCTTTCACCTTGAAAGGGGTATCGGGTAGCCCGTAGTAATTAATGTCACGTAGTTGCTGGTTGTGTTGCCTTACTATTATTTATTGCTTGTGACACTAAACTATTCCTAATTGGTATTTTCTTATCTATGCCCTCTATTTGTGCAGTAAGACTGAGAAGTTCTCTCATATCAGGTAATTTTGTTTGTCTCTTCAGTTGATCTTCATCAGAACTACCTACATCTTTTCCTGCTTCTACACCTGAGTCTATTGTTTCTTCTATATTACCAGGAACTGTTTCAGAAAAATCAACTACATCTTGTGCAAGTCCAGATAGTTGATCTCCTATGGCTTGTGCTATTGAAGTTTGTCCTAATCCAAACACTTCACTTATCATGGATGGCACACCAAAACCAGCTAATGTTTCTCTTCCTGTAGCTGCATTTATAACATTTCCTGCTGCTAATACTGATGCAAATGCTGGATTTATGGACGATAATGTAGCTGCTAATGCGTTAGTTACTCCTACAACTCCTGGATTTTCTGTTTGGAAACCTTTTTCTGTAAGGGCGTTAAGATCTAATTGTGCTGATGTAGGATCTTGTGCGTGTCTGGCGTTTGCTACTGCATCCACAAATCCAACCTTATCTGGGGTTGCTGCGAGTTCTTGCAAACTTCTTTCATTATTTAATAGCCCATAAGTTCTAGCTTGAGCTAATTCTGCCCGTGACATATCTTTTGTTGCTTTATCATAAAGCGCAGAATACTCTGTTGGTTTTTCAACTGCTGCTATAGTAGCCTCTGCCACTTCAGTAGGAGTGCTTACTCCTTGTGGCCCTATTCCTGTTACTCCTCCAAAAGGGTCTACCCCCAGATCTTGCCCCGTACCCACTCCACCTGTAGGATCGTTAATTCCACCTGTTCCTGCTCTCCCTGTTCCAACATCTTCATCTTCATCATCTACCTCATCGCCTTGACCATCTGCTGTACCATTATCACCTGATACATCTCCACCACCGTTTAACATTAATATGTCTTCTTCATCCTTGCCATCAAAATCTACATCGTCAAACATTTCCATCTGTTTGTCCATGTCATCTTCTTCTTCATCATCATCTTCTTCATCTTTGGACATATCATCTTGCATTGCCTGTATATCTATTTCTACAACTTCTATCTGTGGTTTAGTTTGCGCTTCTGTCTCAACAGGTTTACCCTCTTCATCTACCATATGTAATCTACCGTCCTGTTGCATAGACATAAGACCACACTTTGCCATCATACGCATCTCTTCAAGATGTTTCAGGCCCCAGTATCGCACAACGTCAGCAGGTATTACGTATTCACCCTCTGATAACATAACAGGTATATCGTCAGCTACTTCTTCTTCTAAAGAGCCAAACGGTACTTCGTTCTCTGGTTCTTCGTTCATCATGTTATTTTTTCCCATCATTTATAACATTGGCCTTTAGCTTCAGTAACTGATCTAATATAGATATCTGGCCCTGATACCTGTGTATTTCAACGACAGCATCTGCGTATGTAAGATTAGCAACAGCCCTTTCTCTCATGTAACTTATATGCTTTTCTAATTCTTCATATCGGGGATGCGTAACTATATCCCGTAATTTTTTGTACTCCATTACTGTAATAATCCTGGAGGTAATCCAGCGTCAGGTGGTGGCTCTTGCATTTGTTGCTGTTGGGGTGCTTGTGGTTGATTACCTGCAAACTGTGGTTCTCCTGGTACTGGTACTCCACCTACACCTATGTTAGCATTACCTGCCCCTGTCATATCCATCTCGCCCTGTGGTGGTTGTTGTGGCCCTTGTTGCTGTTGTTGTTGTTGCATCAAGTATGTTTGCCTCAACATTTCTTCTGGCGTGTTTGTAACTTTGTTTGGATCTAGCATCATAGACTTAGCTATCTCCCGTATTATGTAAGGGAACTTAGCAAAAGGTGCAAGAACAGGATTACTGGTTATCTGTAAGAAAGACATGAGGCGTTGTGACCTCACTTCGTTTTGCATTAGGCTTTCTAATCCTCTAGCCTTAACTTCTAGGTCACCCTTTATGTCTTTGTTGTAGTTGAATTGCATATTGAATGCAAACATGGCCTGACCTAGTGGGCGTAACATATAGTCATCAAAGTTTTTGACAACTGTTTTTATAGAACCTGCTGCGGCCCCCATCAACATAGATATACCAGCTGCCGTTCTACCTACACCCGTAACACCTGTTTGCCCGTGCGAGAAGGATGGTATACCTGTTGACTCATCGGCTAACACTCTAGCCTTATCGAACAACTGCATATTTTCGTTACTTACATTAGGAAACTTAGTGCCAAATATAGCCTGTCCAGGCGCTCCACCCTGTCTCCTAAATACTTTTCCTGGGTATACTGTAAGATCTTGTCCTGGGGTTAGGTTTGTCTCATCTACTTCTATGAGCAAGTTACCTGACAGGACTGCGTTATCCACTGCCATACGCATAAAGCCATTCATCAGCGTCTGTGTATCGTCCATGTTTTCGCCAACTCCAATGCCAAAGAAAGCATATGGGTTTACTTCATACGGAACAGCGCAATATGGTATGCGCTTTGGTAAAAATGGGTTGACTACAAACCGTAGCACTTCGCCATTACATATCCACACGTTTACCTGTAGTTCGTTTACGTCATCATATTCCTCTGGTATTTCTATGCCAGATTCTTCTACGAGTTCTCTGTCCATTACACCCCAATACTCTAGGGCTTCATATCTGTATGTGTCGTATCCACGCGAACTCTCTTCGTCTTGAGAATCAAGTAGGCTAGACTCCCACCACTTAATATTGTAGTTCTGGCCTATGTCTATCGCTTCTGCGATTGCTTCTTCTCTAAAGAACGGTCTGGTTCGTAGATTTCTTAGTTGTGTTTTAGTAAGTTTGTGACGCTCTATTACGTAGTCGCACTCTTCCATGTTAGATGCATCAGGGTCAGGGTAGAAGTTCCAAGCAGAAACGTAAGATACTTTAGGAACTGTCTTAATTGTTGGATCGTATTCGCCCTCATCATTCCAGTTTGCATACTCTTTGGTTGTAGCAAACGGCCCTTTGAGTACACCCGTACCAAACAGAGCGCACTCAAATGCAGTGTTTCTCAGGTGCATACTAGCATCAGATTCTTCTAGCTGATCTTTTATCTGCTTCTCCATCATCTTTGCAGCTACCATTGCAGGATGAAAGTTGACAGCAGATTGCGTTATACCAAAGCCCTCTTTCAATGTATCTACGTCTTCTAGTATATCTTTTAGTGGGCCTAGTTTTTCTGACAGGTCTGTTAGCTCTGTAGCACCAGCAGGTAATACTTTACCATCGCCCTCAAACCCGTATAGATCTTTTGGCATCTCACCAACATCTACATCTTTAGGTTCATTAGGGTCAAAGTTTACAGTTTCTGCCACACCTTCTGGTAAAGTTGTTGGCTCGATAGATAGAGGAAACTCATTGTTTGCAAGTAGTACATCTACTAATTGACTGTACGCTGCTAACACTTTTGTCTTTGTTACTTTTATAAATACGCGAGATTTCTCTGCCTCAGTAAACTGTACGTCAGGAGAATATATACCCCTGTAGTTTTTATATGCACGTATCCAGTTTGACTCTTCCTGATACTTCGCATCCTCTGCCCTAGAAAATAATTTGTATATGTGGTCAGTTATAGTGGACGCATCTTCTGTTGCTTGGCTACCATCTTCTAAATAAGAACTGGTGCTATCTTCTAAAAAGTCTGTTTCGTCAGCCATGCTCTACCTTCTCTTAATATCCAAATACTGCATCAGCAGGTTTAAATTGTTCTTTAGCTGATGTAGATGGATCTAAATCAAATATATTTCTAGGCACTGGTCTAGATTGTATTCCGTATCTTAGCGCATCATACAGATGGTCTTCTGCGTGTGTGTCTATGTCTTCTGGATTTCTTTTGTCTAACGGCAAGATAGGTAACTGTGCAATCAGATTTGTACACGTATTAAATATCTGTATCCCAGGCATATCAGTATCTTCATCTACACGTAGTAGTCTGTGTACTTCGTTTTTACCACTCACCCTACTACCTCTACTTCTATCTGATGGCCTAAACTTACAACCCTCTAGTATCATTTGCTCTGCTAAACTAGGGCCTGTATCACCTCTTTTGTGCCAACAGGAGGAGTCTAAAACTCCATACGCCATCTTACCATCTTGGCTTTCTAAATTCAATATAATTCTAGCTAACTCTACTGCTAAAACTTTTCTTACGTACAACTCCCTATATACAACTAGGGTATCATCTGGGGTAACTGCAAACCATAGTACAGCAGAGTAAGATCCATACCCATAGTCACAGGCCCTAAATTTTCTCCACCCACTAGGTATCTCATATGGCTCTATTACGTGGGTCTTTCTGTCAAACTCTGTAAACGCTGCACCCTCTGCAATATCCCAACTTCCATATAGTAGTTGCTTTCTTTGTACCTCTGGTAGAGACAGTAGCATCGTTTCGTAATCGCCCTGATTATAAAGGTATGGATTATCTTTTAAACTAGCAGGTATAAACCTTCTTTGGAACAATGGCTCCCCTGCTCTACTGTGGCCCTTTGGATACCGTAATATCTCCTTTGTCTCAGGATCTCTAGCCCAAAACGATTTGTTTGGGGTTGCTGGATCTATGAACATCTTCTTAACCCAAGAATGTCCTGGCCCTCCTGGGTTTGTAGTAGCTCTCATATATACTTTTATCTCAGGGTTTGTTGACCTTAATCGAGATCTGAGATAATCCCAAGGAAACGCTGTAGGATATTGCGTAAGCTCGTCAAAACCCACGTACGAAAAGCTCTGACCTTGGTAACGAAGTACGTCTTTATCCTGTTCCAGATACGTGAGCCAAATTCTCGCACCCGAAGGAAAAGTCCATTGACTCTTTCTTTCAGACCATTTGGCCCCACGATAAAACTTCGGATACAGTTCCGTAGATTTGTGAATAAGTTCCCTAAGTTCGTCATTTGTTCTCCTAAGTATTAATGCGCTATGGTCAGCGTGTTGACAATATCTCAACGGGTCTATTAATAGCGCAAAACTTTTACCTCCTCCAGCAGCACCACCATATAATACTTCTCGCTCTGGTGCATCTATGAACTCTTGTTGTGGCCCCTCGTTTAACGTAACATAACTGGTATTAGTCTGCTCTTTTTGTTCTTCGCTAGGCGAGGAGTTTGTCTGCCCATTCGGTGTCGATTCTATCTCCTCTTTGTTCAACTGAAGCGTAGAGGATTTTTTCTTGGATGCTCTTTTCCTTTTCGGCATACTCTTTCGCTTTGGAGGCATAATGTCTGTACGATTGGACTGCATTCTGTCTATCTCTTTCTCTATTTACTAATTTGTGTAACGCCTGATAGGTTATAGTTCTACCCGTTTTAGCAGACAACCATCTGGAAACTTCCCTATAACTACAAGTCTTCAAGTACTCTTTAGCCTCAAGTAGTGCATCTAACTGATCCTGTATAGGTAGCAGTATGGTATCGTCATTCGGATCAGCCTCATACCCAAACGGTATCTGTCGGCTCTTTCTTACAACTGGCCTCCAAGTATTCTTAGTGGGTGTTTTTTCCATTGTCCTCATCTTCTTCGTATTTAGGCTCTGCCTTTGGTGCAAACATTATCATACTTTGTGGCTCTGCCTGTACGGATATACGCTCCGTTTTAACTATGCCCGTTCTATCTAGGATTTCACGGGCTGCTGATATTCTATCTCGATTACCTAAAGCGGTAGGGTCAGTCAATACACCCGTCATTGCCATTGCTGCCATCGGCCCATTCGACGCTAGATACATTTGCGTCCTATCTATTATTTCGTTCTGTAGTGTTTGTATTACAGTGCTAGTCTTTGTGTTTTCGCTATATCCTGCAATCTTCATAGCAGTTCGTATGTTGCCATTGGCATCGTCAAATAGGCAGTCTAGAAATGCCCTCTGTCTATCTGTTAGTTCTTTTGCCATTAGATTTTCTAGCTTTCTTTTGTTTGTAGTCTTGCATTATTCGGGCAATGCGTCTTCTCTCTGCATTAGATATGGCCCCACCACCTTTCATACCAAGTGGTTTCTTAAATTTAGTGGTGGCAGCTGATCTCGCAGTCATGCCTCCCATACGTAAGTCGGGCCTACCTGCTGGATATTCTATACTGCCATCGCCCTGTTTAAAATCTGGATCATCGTCTGGTATGTCTTCAAAGCGCACATTGCGACCAACCAACTTACTTACAAATTTTTCTAGAACATTCATCTCTGCATCTGTAGGCATTGTACCACCTAGTAGATTGTTGTCGCTAGATGTTCGTTCTTTCGCGTCTAGAGCGTCAGGTCTACTACCACTACCTTTGTTTTTAAATATTTCAGTTCTATCGAACGTAGGGTCAACTAATGAGCCTACACCAGATGGTTTTTTAGCGGTGTATTCTCCATATCTGCCAGCAGGTAAAGGTCGTCTATTTATTTGTTTGGTTTTTTCTGTAGGTACAGTTTTATTTAATATTTGAAATTGGTCTTGTGGCCCACCAAATTTCATATTTTTTGGTATTTCTCTACGTCTACTTTTTTGAGCCTTCAACTCATTTATTTGAGTATCAATTCTTTGCTTCTCTGAAAAAGTACGCGCCCTCTTCTTCTTTCGCTCTAACCTATTAATCTGATCATCAATGCTTGACATAATAAGATCTTCCCCAAATAGTAAAAGGCAGGGTATCCGCACCAATAAGGACTACGAACAACCCTGCCGTACCCTACCGTCTGTCCAAACCTAGACCACAACAAACCTCGCAAGAATAAGCATAGCTAGGTTGGCTGGTCTTCTCCCTCTTTAGATTTAAGTATGCCCTTACTATCGGTGTAACCCTCTTCACGCAACAGCTTACATACCTCGCCCAACTTCAAACGCCTACAAGGGAACTTCTCCCGAAGCGCAACCCAAGTATAGTACTCTGTATGTGATGGTAGAGTTAGGGGATCGACTAAGAACCCCTGTTCCATTACGCGATAGAACCTCTCCAGCAGAAACTTACCTGAGTCTGAATATAGTTGTATGGATTTGGTTTTGTTTGTCAAGTTATTTTTTCTCATCGA